CTCCGATAGAATTAGATAAACTGAGAAACAAAGGACTATAAATGGATTTAAAGACTGAGATCAAAGACTGGATCAAAGACTATGCAAGAGACAATAATATTCAGCAGTTAGTTGTTGGAGTAAGTGGCGGTATTGATAGTGCAGTAGTAAGCACTCTATGTGCTTTAACAGGCATTCCTACACTTACACTTGTTATGCCAATAAGGCAAAAGCAAGAGCAAACTGACTTAGGTGTAGATCACTGCTTGTGGTTAGGCGAACACTATATGAATGCTAGTTTTGAAATGATTGATCTCACTCCAGTATTTGAAAAGTTTGAAGACCTGTTTCAGTTTCCAAAGAATGAACTAGCACTTGCAAACTCACGTGCAAGATTACGCATGATGACATTGTATCAAAAAGCACAGACGTTTGGTGGCATAGTCGTTGGTACAGGAAACAAAGTAGAAGACTTTGGCGTTGGCTTTTACACAAAGTACGGAGATGGCGGAGTAGACATATCACCTATAGCAGACTTGTACAAAACAGAAGTATGGGATCTTGGCAAAGAACTTGGTATTGATCAACGTATAATAGATGCAGAGCCAACAGATGGCTTGTGGGAAGATAATAGAAAAGACGCAGATCAACTGCATGGCATGACATATCCTGATCTCGAATGGTGTATGGAACATGTTGATACACCAATTGATGATATGACAGAACAACAGATGGATAACATAGAACTTTATAAAATAATTAGAAGTCGTAATTTGCATAAGATGAACCCAATTCCGGTGTTCACAAAAAACTTGGGAGATGTGTAATGAAAGTGGGAGATCATATAATACTAGCGGCAAGAAAACAAGCCGAAGGCGAAGTTGCTGTACATAGAGCTAATATTGAGGTATATAAAACAATGCCAGCAGGCATTGGCGAGCATTCAGATGTTACTGAAGCAGTGATTGCAGAATTAAACAAACTAGCAGAAGCAGATGATAGACTAGAAATGTTAGACAAATACTTTTCAGATTAAGGAAAACAATGTTAGATAAAATTAAACGTGCAATGGGCATAAAAGAAAAGCCTATCGTAAAAGAAAAGACAAAGACTAAGTCTAAGAAGACACCCAAAGAAATAGCAACTGCGGCTGGCGAACCGTGGGTAAGTGTGCTCAGTATGGATATTGATCCAGAAGAAATAAACAACGGTGCATTTGAACTAGACTGGAATGAAAAGTTTATTGCAAATCTTGTACGTGCTGGTTATCAAGCAAAGCCCAACGAAGAAGAACATGTTATAATCGATAGATGGTTTCAAAATGTGTGTCGAAATGTTGCATTAGAAACCTATGAACAAGCTCAAGCAGATCCTGATATACGTTATACACAAAGCAGAGATCTCGGTGACGGTTATACTGAAGTAAAATAGTGTTATTGTATGTTAATGGTGATAGTCATACTGCCCCAGAATACAGTTATGCTGGTTTAGTAGCAAGAGAGTTTGACTATAGTTTAATAAACCAAGCACAAAGTGGTTGCAGTAATGCCAGCATCATACGACGCTCAAAAGAATACCTTAGTAATACTAAACCAGACTTTATAATAATTGGTTGGAGTACCTGGGAACGTGAAGAGTGGCATGTTGATAATGAATACTATAATGTCAATAGCTCTGGACATGATGTTTTGCCTAATAACTTAAAGGCACGATATAAGTCTTGGGTAAAATCACAAAACACAGACACACTGACAACAAAATCAAAAAAATGTCATCAAGATATCTTCGACCTACATATATACCTACAAAGAAAAAATATCAAGCATCTGTTTTTTAATTGTATGTATAATTTTGTACACACTGTTTACGAACCATACAACTGGAGCAATCAATACATAGATCCATATAACAACGATTGCAGTTATTATTGGTATCTTAAAGGCAAGGGTCTATGTACAGATGCATGGTATCACTACAAAGTTGATGGTCATACTGTATGGGCAAAATATTTAATTAATTACATAAAAGAAAACAAACTAATATGATACTTTATACAAACGGAGATTCACACACCGCCGCAGCCGAATGTGTTAATAACCATGCATTTGCAGAAGACGATCCACAATATTTTATGATGGGCAGAGTGGCACACCCTGAAAATCTAGCACACAGTTGGGGTAAGTTATTAAGCAATAGACTAAGTTGTGGATTCAAGTGTGAAGCAGAAAGTGCAAGTTCCAATACGAGAATTATCAGGACTACACGCAACTGGCTTGAACAACAAGCAAAAGACATCTATAGAACACTTTATGTTATTCAATGGAGTACTTGGGAACGTGAAGAATGGCTGATAGATGGTAATTATTATCAGATAAATGCTAGTGGCATAGATGATGTGCCTGAAAGCCATCAACAAAAATACAAAGAATATGTAGCAAACGTTGATTGGAAAAAGAAAACTACTGAAGCACATAATAAAATATGGAAGTTTCATTTGGAACTTGAAGCATTAGGTGTGAAGCATATCTTCTTCAATGGCAATAATGATTTTAGTGCTATCAAGAAAAAGAAAGACTGGGGTGCAAGTTATATACTTCCGTACGATCCTAAGGGCACGTTTAATAGCATTGTGAGCAAGCAATGTTACACTGTATCGCCTACCAGCTATCACTATGGGTCAGACGGCCACAGAGTTTGGGCACAATTTTTAACAAAATATATAGTCGAGAAGAAACTTGTTTAACAAACGCCTTGTTAAAAAAACATTTGATGTAGCAAAGTCATTGGGATATAATGACCTAATTGTAAGTGGATGTAGTTTTACACACAATAATAGCGAAGAACACTCCTGCACCTGGCCTTATTACCTTAGAGACATAGGCGGCTTTGATCAAGTGTATGATTGCAGTATGCCAGGTGCTGGCAATAACCATATTGCAAATAGTTTACAATGGTGTATAGAAAATGACTGTCCAGATCCTAAGAACAGTTTAGTAGTTGTTATGTGGAGTGGCAACGACAGAGATGATTATGTCATGCCCAGCTCCAATGACAACAAAACCTATCCGTTTCATTTTAATTACAGCAAAGACGTAGTCAGTGGCATTACTGGTGGAAGTGCTAAATGGAATGAAGGCAATTTAAAAGAATACAGTGTTCCAAAGTCTAAAGAATCACGTGCAATTGAAAACTATCTTCTTATAAACAGTATGTATCACTATCTTAAATCAAAAGGTTTTACATTTGTATTTTTAAACTTTTTACATGGGCCATCACGTACAAACAATTTTGATCTCACAACGTATTTGCCAACAAACCCAAAACGCACTTTTATAGAAATGTTTACCAGGATCACTGACTTACATGAATGGGCCATAAGAAATGGCTTTCTTGATACAGACGATTTACACCCAACTGTAGACGGACATCTTGACTGGACACGTAAAGTTTTACACCCCTATTTGGTTGACAACTATAGCAGATAGTGTTACAATTAGTACATTATATACAAAAGGAATGGTATGAAGTATCTATTGATCGACACTGCTAATATGTTTTTCCGTGCTAGACACGTTGCATTTCGTGCAACTGATCCTTGGGAGAAGGTAGGATATGCATTGCACATAAGCATGGCAGCTATTAACAAGGTAGCAAAGAAGTTTGACACTGATCATGTGGTGTTTTGTTTAGAAGGACGTAGTTGGCGTAAAGATCACTACAAGCCATACAAGGCAAATCGCACAGTAGCAAGAGCCGCACTTACAGAACATGAGCAAGAAGAAGAAAAATTGTTCTGGGATACATTTGATGACTTTAATCAATACCTACGTGAAAAAACTAATTGTAGTGTCCTACGTGATGGTGCGGCAGAAGCAGATGATCTTATAGCACGTTGGATACATCTACATCCAGATGATGAACACACGATTATAAGTTCAGACAGTGACTTTTATCAGTTACTAACTGAGAATGTAAAACAGTTCAATGGTATTACAGATCAATTGATAACTGTTGAAGGTGTATTTGATCCTAAAGGCAAGCCAGTGATTGAT